TCGGATGGGGAATTGAATACTGAGGCGTAGCCGGTAAAGCTCATGCCGTCACCCTCAGCCCTGACCTCGAAGTCAACGCTGTTGGTTCTTATCTCTGGCTCTTTAGTCTGTGGGCCGTCAATCTTTAGTGCGATTGCCCTGGCAACATCTAGCCACTTGTTTTTGTTTTCCATGCTGTTAGTTTCCTCTGCTCTGATTCTAGCAACTACCGAATCAGCGTAGTCTTGGGTTCTTTGTGCTGCTCGCTTGCTTGGCCCTGATCCCCAAAGTAAGTGAGCCACTACACCTGCGGATGGGTAGTTATCAGACTCAGGGTTTGCATCTGGTGAGTCAAGGTCAACTAGGTGTCGAGCAATCCAAGCGGCAATCCTTATCCACTTGTCATCGCTGACTCTACCCTCAGCCATTTCTCTTGCTTCTCTGATTGTGCCAGGTGTTACGCCGTCACCAGCTAAACCTTCCTCGTAATACTCAAGTCCACGCCGAGCTGCTGCTCTCATGTAGGCAGGGGCTTCTTGGTTTATAGCTCGTTCCTCATCATTGGATTCCCAAGCGTTGCAGTAGTAGCCACCATCAACAAAGTCATCCCAACGCTCACACCAGGCTTTGTCGCCCTCAGCGTTTACTCTTGACTCGTCAAAAAAGAAACAGTTGCCACAAGCCCTGCCCTCTGGAACATCCTCAGATAGAGCTGGTCTGTAATTGTCTGGCAGGTTAGCACCCTCGTCATCAGGCTCGTCAATTTCCTCGACCTCTTCCATCTCGACAGCAATCATCTTTGGCGTTGGTATCTTTTCAAGCTGGAATACATTTATGACCATCATCTTGTCGGTTGGCTCAAAGATGCCATCCTCGTAATCGAATAGTCTGACCACAGCGAATTGCTCTTGAACCATCTCGACCTGTGCAGCAACTCTTGGATCAAGTGGTGCCCAAGAAACAAAGTCACCAACTTCTAGTGAACCCACTGCGGCTCTTTCGCCAACAAACTCTGTACCCTCGTCAATGCTGATAGCGACAGCTTGGTCAATGGCTGATTCCTTTGAGTCATGGCAACCGATTGACTCGCCATCCTCTTTTTCAACAGCCCAGTTAGGGCAGTCAGGGTTTGTCTGTGTAATGTAATAAGGCATCTCTATACCTGCTTCATCCAATGAATGATGTGTTCTGCTTTGTCAGATACTGCATAAAGCTCTTGTGAGGCATACATATCAAACTGCATCGTTGTTAGCTTTTCAAGACCCAATCCGTTATTTATAGTGACACTAGGGCCACCAAGATAAACCTTTGCTGTGTTATCAGCGTTATGAATAGAAAGCCTAAAGTCGCTGTTGCTAGTGCCATCAACAAGTGTTGCTGTTAGCCCGATAGTGGTGTGACCTGTGGTAATTGGCATTACTCAACCTCGTAGGCTGCTGTCGGATCCTCTGGGTTTACCTGAGCGATACCTTGTAGTTGAACTGTTGGTAAGCCGGTGTGTGCAATCTCTGGCAAGCCCATAGCGGCCATAACCTCGGCAGGGTCGAAACCTGAGTTGACAAGTTTCTGAGCCATGTTGACTCGCTTGTCTGTGGCTACAAGTTCGGCTGCGTCAATGTTCACATTGGCTAGTGGCACTCGGATAATCTCTCCGCCGTCAACTGGTGGCAAGTCCTCAAGTCTGCGGATGTCGTTGATGGTTAGGTATCCAGCCTGAAGTCCAACGCTGTAAGCGGTAAAGCGTGAGTTGGCATCGCCTCTTAGCAAGCCGTCAAGAGTGAACTTGATGAACGCTGTTGATCCGCCAGGCTCGGTTGCCATTAGAGGTGTGAAAGCTGACTCTAGTTTCTGAACGATTGGTCTGAGTGTGTGAGTAACAAAGGCGATGTTGTTTTGCTCAACGCTGGAATAGGTGTTAGTGCCAGGTAGTCCTAGCAGGTGAGGTGGGATGTTAAACGCTCTAGCTACATCCTCGACAGCCATGCGGCGTGAGTCAATGAACTGTGCCTTGTCGTTTTCTACTGTGGTCTGAACAAACTTAGCTCCACCAGATAGAACGCCAGTCTTGTGTGACTTGCGGAATCCTTTGTGTCTTGCATCGAAGCCGTCAACAAGTTGCTTAGCTTGCTCAGGGGTTAGGTTGCCAGGGAACTCGATGATGCCGTTGGTGCTTGCACCTTGACCAAAGAATCTAGCAGCGTATGACTCTAGTGCGATAGCAAGTCCGAAGTTATCCTTTAGTGCGATGACTCTTGAGATGCCTCTGGTTTCACCTGGTCTAACAACATCTGGGATGTGGATTATTTCATTCTTAGTTAGTGGCTTGTTCTCATCCTGATTGATGTAAACAACTTCACCGACCTTGTTCTTGCGAATCTCAACCTTGGCAGGGTTTAGAACTGTCATGTTGATTACTCGACCAGCACCATCTCTGAATACTCGGACAAAGCCGTTGCCATCAAGCAACATAGAAACAATTAGAGATCCGTAGAACGCCTCTTTGGTGGTGTCAATGTCAGGCTGTTGCACCCAAGCTGGTCTAGGTCTAAAGGCGAACCTTGCGCCATCTCTGCGAATGTATGAGTCAATCGGCAGGGTAGAGATTGTGTCAGAGATTAGGCTGACTGCTGAAAAGATTGCGTTGACCTTGAATACAGTTTCAGGGTTGACTACTGTGCCTGACTGATTGAGTACCTCGATGTCACCACCGGTTCCCCAGATGGTCTGAAAGCTGATAGCTCTTGACTCGAAAAGATTGTTGAGCATTTAGTTATTTCCTTTCGGCAGCCAAGCCAAATAAGATTGCAAACACGCCAGCGAGAATTACGCCAGCAGGAATAAAGATTAGCCCTGCACCAATGCTTATGGCTGAAGCTCCTGCGACTTGAAGTATGGTTGCCATGACCGCCTTAGATAAAGAATTGTGGGACAAGCTGTTCAGACTCTACTCTACCAACAGTTGCCCTATCAAAGGCTATTACAGCAGCAACAGCAGCGTCAATCTTTCGTGGTGAGCTTCGATTGTCTTTTACAATTCTAGGGCCAATCCTGTCGGTCTTTACTACTGCGTTGGTGAGGTGTCGTTCGAGTAGTGCATCGCCATCGTGAATCATTGTCTGCTCGGTTACTGCTGTGTAGAACTTGGCACAGGCACTAACCATGCGACTTGGGCTAGTTGATGGGAACTCGATAACAGGTAAGCCCATCTCTGCCATCGCATCCATAGACCTTTGCCAGCGATAAGGGTCACAGGCTATCTCTTTTACATTGTGAGTTGAGCAGAATTGAATGATTACATCCTCGACTTCTTGAGTGTTTACACGCCAATCATCGGTGTCCTCTGGCTGTTTCTCCCATGTCTTGATCATAAATAGATAGGGTTTTTCATCGTCTTTGGGTATGGTGCAACCCATCAGGCTAGTGCAGTCACCATTGAAAGAGCCGTCAAAGCCAATAATGATGTCCTCATCTGGAAGCAACTCTCGCTGTTCGGCTAGTGGTTGCCATGCTCCGTTAGGTAGCCAAGCGTTCATCGAGCTTACCCATTGGTTCAATCTCTTGGTTCTAAACTCTGGTTCGGGTGTCCTTTTGACAGCAGACTCGAAGTCATCCTTGGACACTAGATCGTCATAACCAGGATTAGCGACTTTCCACATCTCGGGGTCACGATGGTCTGCCTCTGGTGGTGCTTCCCACCAAGACATAAAGAAAGTTGGGTCAACTACCTCGCCTGTTGATACTCGCTTGCCGTACTGGTAGAGGCTGTAAGCAATTGAGTCTTGCCCTGTCATGTCTGTCTTTTGACCGGCTGTGGTGACTGCTAGTAGCTGAGCCAGCTTGCCTCTGTTACCCATTGAGAGTGAAAGCACATCGAATAGTTCTCGGTTCTTGTGGGCGTGAATCTCATCCACAATCGCTCGGCTAACATTCAAACCCTCTTTTGAGTAAGCCTCAGCAGATAGCACCTTCATCACAGAGTTGGTTGATGGCACAAAGATTGCATCTCGGTAGAGAGTGCAAAGCTCCGACAGCTCACTAGCCTCGACCATGCGCTTAGCCTCACCAAAGATAATGCGAGCCTGTTCCTTTTCAGCAGCAGCCACAACAACCTCACCACCCTCAATGCCCTCAGCGATAAGACTGTAAAGAGCCAGCGTTGAGGCTAAGGCTGATTTTCCTGACTTGCGTGGGGTTCCAACTAAAGCCACTCTTGCACTCAGTCCACCATCTGAATCTCTGGCAAAGATACGCCTGACAAGTT